ATTTTCATGTCGCTGCTGGTTCATGGCAATGCTTATTGCCTAACCCCACGAGATGGGGCCGGTAACGTCACCGAACTCTGGCCGGTGCATCCGAACAACGTTCAGATTCATCGTGGCGAAGACATGACACTCACCTACGTGGTGTCTAGCGCTGATGCCAAGGGCAAGGTCACGCAGGTTCCTTTGAACCGTGACGAAATCTGCCACATTCCGGGCATCAGAATGCCGGGCAACCTTTATGGCTTGTCTCCGCTTCAGGCTGCGATGGATGTGTTCAGCGTCGGTCTTGCCGCTCAGGAGCAGGCGGGCCGGTTCTACAAGAACGGCAGCACCCCGGGTGGAATCATCACCATTCCCAAGGAAGCCGGTGATATCAGCCAAGAGGCGGTTGACGCACTGAAGGCATCGTGGAATTCGTACCATCAGGGAACCCAGAAGTCTTCGGGCCTTGCGGTGCTTACTGCTGGCATGACCTACATGCCGATCACCCTCAGCCCTGAGCAAGCCCAGTTCTTGCAGACCCGGCAGTTCCAGATTCAAGAGATTTGCCGACTCTACGGCGTCCCTTCGCACCTGCTGAACGATACGTCGAACAGCACTTCATGGGGTAGCGGTTTGGAAGAGCAGTCCATCGGATTCGTCCGCTGGACCCTTTCACCGTGGTTGGAACGAGTTGAAGCCTCCCTCCAGCGCCTCCTTCCCGGTGCGGACAACGGAGAATTCATCAAGTTCAATCTTGATGGGCTGATGCGAGGCAATACGACCGCAAGGTATCAAGCCTATTCGTCAGCACTACAGAATGGGTGGTTGTCAGTCAATGAAGTGAGAGCAATTGAAGATCGTGCCCCCGTTCAGGGTGGCGACCAGTATCTCCAGCCGCTCAACATGACGACCCTCGGATCAGGAGATACAACCCAATGACAAACATCGAACGTCGTACCATTACTAACACCTTTGAGGTTCGCAACGAGGGTGACAAGACCACGATTGTCGGCTATGCCGCCGTGTTCAACTCGCTTTCTCAGAACCTTGGTGGATTCGTTGAGCAGGTTCAGCCCGGAGCGTTCAAGAAGACGCTTCAGGAGGCTGATGTCCGTGCGCTTCTCAACCACGATCCCAATATTGTGCTCGGCCGCAACAAGGCTGGCACCCTGAGGTTGGCGGAAGACCTCCACGGCCTTTACTACGAGGTCGATCTTCCGGGCACCTCGCATGCTCGGGATCTGAGCATCTCAATGGACCGTGGCGACATCACTCAGTCGTCGTTCGGCTTCCGTGTCATTCGTGACACTTGGGGCACCACGGACGAGAACTTCCCGCTGCGAACCCTTGAGGAAGTTGCGCTCTACGACGTTTCCCCCGTGACTTACCCTGCTTATACGGCAGCCTCCAGCGCCTTGCGCTCGCTTGCCAAGCAGACCGAAATCGATATTGAAGTTCTTGTTGAGGCAGCCAATGCCGGTGAACTTCGTTCGTACATTCTCAGCACGACTGACTCCGAAGAGGACCTCATCGTTGCCGAAACTGCCCTTGAGGTTGTTGAGGCTCGCAATGAGACCCCGGAAGAGGCTTCGGCTGGTGCTGCCGCTCAGGCAAAGACGGATGAGCCGGGCTCTGAAGCCCACCTGTCCGCCGAAGATGCCAAGCGACGGCTGCGAGACGCAGAAGCGGGCGCAATGCCCCTGCGTTATCGCTTGTCGGGCCGGTAGTAGCCACCCGAATCCATATCCGGCCCGCTGATTAGGCGGGTACTTCATCTAAGGAGATAACAACAACATGTCCCACAACATTGAGGCGCTCTTTGAAGAGCGTCAGAACGCCGTTGCGGAGATGCGAGCCCTGCTTGCTGACACCGACGGCCGTGACCTCAGCGGTGAGGAGACCCAGAAGATGGAGCGTCTTGACGCTGCTATCGACGGTCTTGACAGCCGCATCAACTCCACGCTTGACCGTGTGGAGCGTGACAAGAAGGCGGACGAGGCTCGTGCCAAGTTCGACACCCTTCGTGCGACCGCTGCGCCGGTCGTGGAGTCCGCCACTGGTGACGCCGACACCCTTCGTGCGCTCGCCAAGGGTGAGATCCGTGGTGCGGAGTTCCGTGCCCTCTACGCTGGTGGTGCCGCTGGTGCCTCCGTCGTCCCCACCTCGTTCTACAGCACGCTGGTGGAGTACTTCACGGAGAACTCCGGTATCCTTGCGATGGGTCCCACGGTTCTGAACACCGACAGCGGTGAGAACCTCCAGATTCCCAAGCAGACCACCTACTCCACGGCGTCGCTCGTTTCGGAGACCTCGGCCATTTCGGCGTCGGAGCCTTCGTTCGGTCGTGTGACCCTTGGGGCCTACAAGTTCGCCCACCTCATTCAGGTGTCGTCCGAACTTCTGGCCGACTCGGGCGTTGACATCATCGACTTCCTCGCCCGCCAGTCGGGTGTGGCCCTTGCCAACGGTGCCGGTGCGTACTTCGCCACTGGTTCGGGTTCGGGTCAGCCTGCGGGTATCGCTACCGGCGCTACGTCGGTTGCGGCTGCGGGTTCGGCTGCGATCACGGCTGATGACATCATCGACCTCTACCACTCGCCCGCCACGGCTTACCGTGCCAACGGTGCGTTCCTCATGAAGGACAGCACCCTCAAGGCCGTCCGTAAGTTGAAGGAGGGTGGCTCCAGCGGCCAGTACCTCTGGCAGCCGGGTCTTCAGGCCGGTCAGCCCGACACCCTTCTTGGGCGTCCGGTGTACACCGACCCGAACATCGCTGCGATCGGTACGGGCAACCGCATCGTCGTCTTCGGTGACCCCCGTGCGTTCTTCGTGCGCATTGCCGGTGGCGTGCAGGTGAGCCGTTCGGACGACTACGCCTTCAACACGGACCTCGTGACTTGGCGTTTCGTTCTGCGTGCGGACTCGGCGGTCGTTGACACCAACGGTCTCTACGTCCTCCGCAACACCTGATCCGTCTAATAACGGAAAATTGGCTGGGTTTAGTATCTGAATCCCAGTCCTACTAACAGACGCTCTAGGCCCCCGGGTTGCCCGCACATGCAGCCCGGGGGTCTGGCGTCCACCTCAAGTTCTCCATCGCTCTACGGGCCTTCTAGGGGCCTTAGAACGGCTTCTGCGACACGCCTCGCCGGGAGGTCTGATCGTTACCACTCTGGAGTGTGAATATGCCTGCTCAATACCCCTCTGCAAGCCCCAATCTCACGACGGGCATTACTGACTCAAGCCCGGCTACCCCCAACACACACGCCGGATACCACGATCAGATTCATCTGGAAATCAACGCCATCGTTGCCGACTTGATTGCGGCAATGAACGGCGAAGCCAGCATGGATGTTGCTCTTGAAACAATCCGAACCAACATTTCTGCCCGGCAACTCTCATCCGAAAAGGGAGTTGCTAATGGTTATGCCAGCCTTGATGCCAACGGCGATGTCCCCATCGGGCAACTCCCCGTAGGCACGACAAACCAGAGCGTTGCCTCTGGTAACGATGCTCGTATTACCGGGGCTCTTCAGGCAAACAACAACCTGTCTGATATCAACAACTTCAATCAAGCCCGCACCCACCTTGGACTTGGTGGCGCAGCCGTTCTTGACGTTGGAACGACAACTGGCACCGTTGCTGCCGGTAACGATTCCCGCATCACTGGTGCTCTTCAATCCAGCAACAACCTTTCCGACCTTGGCAACACGAACCAAGCACGAACCCATTTGGGGCTTGGTGGGGCGGCAACGCTCAACGTTGGAACCAGCGCCGGAACGGTTGCTGCCGGTGACGATTCTCGTATTACCGGGGCAGAGCAGACCACCAATAAGGGTGCTGCTAACGGTTATGCGCCCCTTGGTGCCAGTTCGACCGTGCCGGTCGCAAACCTTCCGCTTGCAACTAGCGCTGCTGCTGGAGTCGTCGTTCTTACTGGTGACCTTGATAACAACGCATCAAGCCCAACCGTTGTTGCAACCCACCTGACGGCACCGCTTCCGGTGGCTCAGGGTGGAACTGGCGCAGCAACTCTCACCGGCATCGTCAAGGGCAACGGTACGTCGGCAATGACAGCCGTCACCGCTCCCGCTGGAACCATCGTCGGTACGTCTGACACCCAGACGCTCACCAACAAGTGGATTCAGAAGCGGGTTTCGGTAACCGCATCCGCTGCTTCTCCGTCAATCAATACGGATACGACCGACGTATTTGGGCTTTCTGCTCAGGCCGTCAACGTGGCGTCGTTCAGCACCAACCTGACTGGCACTCCGGTCAACGGCCAGTTGCTGTGGATCTACATCGTTGGTACGGCTGCTCGTTCAATTACTTGGGGGGCAAGTTTTGAGGCAAGCACCGTCCTCCTCCCCACGACAACGGTTTCAACCGACCGCCTAGACGTTGGCTTTGTATACAACTCAACAACTTCTAAGTGGCGGTGCATCGCATCTGCGTAACGTTCTGGGGACTTCATCATGGCTTTGAATTTTGGTACTGCATCAGTAGTGGCGGCCGTCATCGGCCATACGGACCCCGACAACCCTCATTACGCTTCCGAATTCGACATGCCGGTTACGGCAGCCACTTGGGCCTCCAACTCCGTGACCTACACGGTTACCGGCGACACGCAGGTTGCTAACGGTTCAACGTTCTCCGTGACCGTTTCCGGCATGACGCCTTCTGCGTACAACGGAACGTGGACCGCCACGGTTGTCAACGCCGCTCGCACCCAGTTCAGGGTCTCGTTTGGTGGCAACCCGGGCACCGCAACGGTATTCGGCACCGCCAAGAAGGGCAGCGCCGCTTACACGAGGCCAAGTATCGTCACCGACACTCGTCGCTGGGACGTTTTTGCTGCCGACCTTGCGTTCCCCTACGACGGGCACGACGGGTACACCTACTGTTTCCTTGGTGACACCTTTGGTGCCGACTGGAACGGTCCGAACGTTACCCACACCCGTGCGGGCAACACGACGATTGCTGCGGGCTCTAACGGTGTGGTTCTGAACACCTTTACTGGTACTCAGAACATCTCCCTTGCTGCTGCCGGTTCGTTCACTACGACTGGTGGGTATGCCGTAGTCCAGTTGGCTTCCAACGGTTCTGCGCTGGCATACATCAAGTACAACAGCCGAACCAGCACCACGCTTTCCGGCTGCACGCTCGTCTATGCCCCAGACCCCACCAAGGCGCTTACTACTGGTGATGTGGTTCGTGGTGATGACGGTTGGACGGGTGCCGGATGGCGCTCCAACACGCTGTTCAGGCATTCGGATACCGATCTTTCCAACGGCATCACGATTGAGTCGTTCAGGAACCTGCAATCGCCGCAGAACTTTGCTAAGCAGGCCATTCCCGGCGTCCAGCAGTCTCAGGTTCAATCAAACGCATTCGCCCCGTCACGGCCATACTCGTCGGCTCCCAGCCTTATCAGCGGGACGACGTATGAAATCACGACGGGTAGCGCTCACCGATTCACTGTTGGCCAGACCGTTACCGCAGTTGGAACTAACACTACGACTGGTTTGATTAGTTCAATCCCGTCGTCAACCAAACTGCGTTACACGACCGCCACCTCCCCTACGGGAACTGGCACGGTCTACGGCTACACGGCGATTTCCTCCATTGTCTGCAATGACGGCGTGACCGTTGATGTCACCACTGGCATTGCGCACGGTTTTGCCGATGGACAATCGGTGCTTCTTGCCGGAACTGGCGTTCGTGACGGCGAATACATCATTGACTCTACGTCCAGCACCACGACGTTCCGTTTCTACGCTTGGGGTTCTTCAACCTCGGCAACAACCGGCACCGTGGAGCCTGCTACTAACTCGTATTGGGATGCTGCCAACCCCGGAAACGGCGTGGAAGGCACCGTCATTCCTACGGGGGCCATTGCTCTTGAGTCGCAGTCGTCGGCATTTGCCGTATCTGCTGTTACATGGTCTGGTGGGTCCGTAACGCTCACCACGAGCGCAGCGCATAGTGCTTACGTTGGCGAACAGATCACCGTTGCCGGTCTTGCGCCGTCGTCTCTCAACGGGACGTTTGTGGTGACCGGAACCCCATCCAGTACCCAAATCCAGTATGCGCTGGCCAACCCGGGAACCATTACCGATCAGGTTGGTACGGTCCAATGGACCCGTCACTACTGCTACTACATGGTCATCAACTACTTCTCCACGCTTGCTGGACAGTGGTTCGTGACCTACATGGGCATTGCCTACAGTGACGACAAGGGCAATACATGGACCCGTGAAGGCGTTTCTGGAGCCTCGTATCAGACCGTCGATCCCGCCAAGGTGTGGGTCAACAACGATAAGTGGACCGACAACTTCCAGCAGGCTTGGCCTGTTGACGGTGGAGACGGATACGTCTATTCGCTCTGCACAAGAGGCGGGCGTTTTGGTGACGCATTTCTGATGCGAGTTGCCAAAGCAAACATTCTTACCAAGTCTTCCTACACCTACTGGGACGGAAGTACTTGGAACTCTGCCGCTAGCGCCGCAACGGCCATCTACACCGGATACCAAGCCGAACCCACCTTGTTCTTCCACACCGGAACCAACAAGTGGCTCAGCACTTACCTTTACACCGATCCGGTATTCGGCCCGTATTTCGCAATGCGGTCGGCCTCAAGCCTCACCGGCCCTTGGTCCGACGTTCAGGTCATCCTGACTAACGACAAGTTCGGTAACCAAGATGCTTACGGCGGATGGATTCATCCGTGGTCCAATACCTCGCCGCAGGCATCAACGGACTTCTACTTCATGACCTCGTTGTTCGCTCCATACGCCACATTCCTGCTGAAGTCGGTTGTCACGGGTGGTTCAACCGGAAACTTCTTCAGATTCTTCTAGGAGGCCGTATGGCAAGCAATTTTGGAACTGACGATGCCCGCCTATTCGGGGAACTGTTCGGCCCAAGCGTAACCCCGCACCTATTCGGTGAAATGGGAACCGCTCTTGAAACCGCAACCGTTCGCTGGATTGAGGGATCTGGCCGAAACCGGCTAACAGATAGCGCAGGTCGCCCCGTCTCCGTCATTGACGGCTTTGGCGGGTTGCGACAATTGGAAGGTGGACAATGATTACTGGACGAATCGTCAAAGACAGCGGAACCCTGCTCTATGGGTATTTCTATGTGGACGGGGTGTTGACGAGCGCTTCTGGCACCGTCAGCGTCGTGGTCACCAAGGAAGACGGTACGTCCGTAACCTCCGGCACCGCTACGTCAGTTGCTGTCGGCACCTACTCGTTCAGCCTTCCCGTTCAGACCAGTTGCAACGTTCTGACGGTCGCTTGGACCGGAAGCGTCGGCGGCCTCACGAGCACCATCAGGACTCGTGTGGAAGTTGTCGGCGGCAGGTATTGCACGCTGGCTGAAGTTCGGGCTCTGGACGGTCTTTCCGACACCAATCTATTCCCGGTGGCAACCCTTGAAGAT